AGCCTCACGTCTGATTACCGTCAGGTAACCAAGTGGCTAGCTCGCTGTCCCCATCAAAACTTTGATACGGATGGACGCCTTGCTCTGACCTGGACCCTTCAACAGGAACCAGTTCGTTCAGCTCGTAGGGTGTCCATGTACCTCAAGAGTCTGTATCGGTGGGCTAGCCAAGAGGACATTCGCTTGATTGATCGCAATCCAATCCTTACCTTCCGTATGCCCAAAGCACCGCAGAAGGATGAGGAAGTGGTTGTAATTCCTCGCAAGGAGGTCAGCCTGGTTATGGTTGCCCTGTCTGCAAAACAAACGTATCGGAAGACGAACTGGGCTCTTTATGCTGAGTTCATGCTTCAAACTGCGATGCGTACCGGTGAGGTGAGGGCTCTGATGTGGGATGACATTAAGGACAACAAAGTCCTGGTTCATCGCAACTATACCCTTACCCACGGTCTTAAAAACAGTACCAAAACAAACAAGAAGCGTTGGGTGCCACTCAATGATAAGTGTCAGGAGATCATCTCTCAACTGGATAAAAGCAGTGAGTACATCTTCCCCTGGGACCGTCTGGCATACCAAAGTTACTTCAGAAAAAAGATGCTTCAACTTAAGCAAGCCGATCTGGTGTCACACGTCTATCGCCCATATGATCTGCGTCACACTGCCATCAGCCGCTGGATTGAAGCTAATATACCCGTTGCTCAGGTTGCATCCTGGGCAGGAAACACGGCGGATGTGATTTGGAAACACTACGCCAACACCACCCAAGACTACGAAATCCCTAACCTTTGAAAACCATGTCTACCACTTCTACCTGGAAAATTGCTCAACTGGAGCGCGAAACCGTTGATGGTTTTGTGTATACCGCCCACTACACCGTCGATGCCAAAGACGACACCTACTCTGCTGGTGCATACGGCAGCATTGGCTTTGAGCGTCCTGAAGAGCTGATTCCTTTCTCGGAACTGACTGAAGAGCAAGTGATCGAATGGGTCAAGGAAACTCTTGGCGAAGAGAAGGTTGCCGAAATTGACCAAGCACTCCTCAACCAACTGGAAGAACAGCGTAACCCCTCTAAGGCTGCTGGTCTGCCTTGGGCCTGACCGCTTAAATAACCATGCTTACCATTCTTGGCATTACCATCTCCTACGAAGCTCTTGTCTTCTTTGGCCTGTTCCTCGGCTCTGAAGCCATTGGTTCTAGCAAACTAAAGGAGAACAGCATTGCCCAGGTCTTTATGTCTGTGGTTTCTTACCTGAAACTGATCCGCAAGGAAGACGATAAGATCCAAAAAATTAAGGATACCCTGAAGTGACACCCATGGTAATGTTGCCAGTACGGCAGTATTACCCACAGACTGATAGTGCAACTGGGCATGGTGATCGGATGTGCTTTTCTAGCACCTGCGCGATGGCCATTAAATATCTCATGCCTGATGCACTTACTGGGGTAAACGCCGATGATCAGTATCTAAAGACTGTTCTCAAATACGGCGATACCACCTCTTCTACTGCCCAAATCAAGGCCTGTGCTGACTATGGAGTCAAGGCAGGATTCTCGATGAAGGGAACAAAACATAAGCTTTTGGCTGAACTTGGAGCTGGTTATCCAGTGGCAACCGGTATCCTACATAAGGGACCGGTAGATGCCCCGCGTGGGGGTGGTCATTGGATGCTTCTTGTTGGTGCTGATGCCGAATATGGCATCTTCCATGACCCGTATGGGGAAATGGATAACATCAATGGAGGCTATGTAAAGGTTGGAAGCGGTGGACAGGCTGTTAAATATAGTTGGAGGAACTGGCTACGGCGTTGGGAGGTAGAAGCCCCCGGTCATGGCTGGTATATGACCTTCAGACCCATCAAAGACAGCATCAAAGCGCCTACAAAACCTGCATTTACCAACGATTGGAAGGGCGTTAAGGCTGCTGCAAAGGGCTGTGGAGCTAAGTTTCCTGAGGTTGTAGCTGCTCAATGGGCACTTGAGAGTGGTTACGGTAAACACCTTTCAGGAAAGAACAACTTCTTTGGTATCAAAGGCAAACCAGGCACCATTCACACCACAAAGGAGTTCTTGGATGGCAAATGGGTTACGATTGATGCCATCTTCCGTGATTTTGACACTCCAGAAACCTGTATCAACGCCCTTGTTACCATGTGGTATAAGGATTATAAGGGGTTTACCGGAGTCAATCGAGCCAAGTCGGTTGAAGAGTGTGCCAAGCTGCTCCAACTTGAGGGTTATGCCACAGATCCGACGTACCCTCAAAAACTATTGAAACTAATCAAGGAAAACAATTAATGGCTTCCCTTACTACTGGTGGTGTTACCACCGATAGCACCTTTTTAACCAGCGATCAAACTACCGCTTTTGAACTTGGAACTGCTCGTACCATTGCCCTTGGTGCTGCTAGTGTCAACCAGGCTTTGACTTCAACCTGCCGCTTTGTGTCTCTTATTTGCACGGGTGGTAGTCATTGTCATTTTACCATTGGTGTTGGTGCTCAAACCGCCACTTCGTCTTCTCATTATCTGAAGACTGGTGAGCGGATTATTCTGAGTGTTCCTGCTGGCTCTAATATTGCTGCCATTCAAGGCACCGGCGCTAGCACTACGCTCTTCATTACGGAACTTGTTCAATAAGATGGAAAGAGCCACAGAAGATCAGTTTAATGAACTTCACGGGCTCGTTACCAACGAACTTATTGCCCGTATTAAATCTGGAACTGCCACCACCCAGGACATCAAAGCAGCCGCTGATTGGCTTGCCAAGAACAATGTAACTGGTATTGCTATTACTGGGTCACCGCTGGCCGAACTCTTTGCAACATTGCCTGAGATCGAGCTGGAGGATGTGGAACGTGTCATACAATAATGACGTTATTCGTAATGCCATAGCAACAGCAGCCCTTGGGTTGTTTGGATGGCACATGCTTACCCTTCATAACATTGCCAAATCGGTAGAGGTGCTCATTGAAAAAGTGGGAAATAGTACTGCCAGAATTGAGCGCCTTGAAAACAAAGTATTCTTCTCCGAATATGGCACAAACAAAAAGTAAGTCTGCCAAGTATTACGCTTCTAATCCAGAAGCCGCTAAAAAGAAGGCAGCATACCAGCGCAAACTAAATAAAAAACCCACCGTCAAGAATGCATCTGAGGAACGGTGGACTGAGCGGCGCCGCCGTGGCATCGCGGGAAAGGGAGGCCCCGATCTTTCCCATACACGTAAAGGGGGTATGGTTCTCGAAAGCCCTAGTCGGAACCGAGCACGAAATGGCCACAACGGTAAACCAACAAAAAAATGAAAGGCAAACCTGGGCTCTACGCCAACATCAATGCTCGCAAAGCAGCGGGTACTTCTCGTTCTAAAAAGAACTCTACTATCACCCCTAAAGCCTACGCCAATATGAAGGCTGGCTTCCCTAAGAAAAAGAAGAAGTAAACCACCGCAGTAGGCATCATGCCTCTCAAAGATCCTTCTGAATACATTTTCTTTCTTAAGGCCATGACCTCCTCTGATGCTAAGCGGATGTGGCGAGCAGCAATCAAGGAACACTGGGATAACCGGTGTGTCTATTGCGGATCGTCAGATAATTTAACGCTAGATCACGTCCATCCAAAAGCACGTGGAGGTCATGATACAACACGTAATGTTGTGCCTGCTTGCCTTTCTTGTAATCAAAGCAAAGGCTCTTCCCATTGGCTTAGCTGGTGGGTAGGTCAAGACTCTTTTGACCTTTCTAATTTCTCCAAAGTCCTTTCCTGGACAACTACCTAAAACTTTTTACATAAAGAAAATGGCAACTCTTCCTGCTGGTGAATCCGCCTTCGGTTCTATTTCTAACGCCCCTGGTCGTCAAGACGAAGACGAACTCAAGAACCGTACCCATACTACTAAGAACGTGTCCGGTGGTGTGACCACTACGACCACCGTGCCTGCTACCTTTGCTTCTTCTGCTACCACCGTGGCTCTGAATGCAACCGTGTCTGCTGCTAAGACCGCTATCCTGGCTGTCCGTAAGGCGGATCGCGTGCCTGCCTCCAACAACGCCAACAAGACTGGCCGTGTTCGTCGCGTGGATGCCTGATTATCATGGCACGCCGTAAAGTAAATAAAACAGATCCACGTAATGTTGCTAAGCCCGTTAGCCAGCTACGTGGTGCTGCTAAACAGGCTCGAATTGCCAGGGTAACCAAAGCTGAAGCAGGGCCTGCTACCGTTCGTGGTGGTATGGCTCCTGGGGCTGGTCGTTCCAAACCAGTTGGTACCGGCGGTGGTGGGGTGACAAAGCCCAGCGGTACGCCTAAGATGGTGAACGCAAACAAGCCCACCATGCAAAAGCTGGTCCGTAAGGCCGCTCAAGCACGTAAAGCAAATGC